GGATAAACAACTCTAAGTATATTAGAGTAGAAGTAGGAGAGCAAGGTTCTTATCCTGTATCTGCTGCACCATTTGGACATGGAGCTTATTCTAACCCAATTAAAGCAACTGATGAAACTATTGTTCCTTCAGCTGTATTCCAAACTACTTCAATTGCTAACACAACTGGTAACCCACAATTTTATGCTGGATTTGATTTTGAATCAATTGGTGTAAAAGATGATAACGCTAACTATATGAAACCTCTACCTGAAAGTGTAGGAGTTGGTTCAAACGTAGTATTTGGATTTGATGGAAATGTAAGTGGAGTTGGTTTAACACTAGAAATGACTGGTTCGGCAACTGAGGATATGATTAAGAGACAATTCTCTTTAGGTTTTCAAGGTGGTTTTGATGGAATGAGCCCGAATAGAGAAATCGCTTTAGGTTCTTCAATCTCTGCTGGAAATTCGCAAGGATTTGATTTAACTGATTCAACTAAGTTTGGTTCTAAAGCATACGCTAAAGCTGTGAACGCAGTTTCAAACGCTGATGAGTATGATATTAATATGGTAGTAACACCGGGTATTGTAAGAAGATTACACCCAGCAGTTACAACTGATGTATTAGATATGGTAGAAGCTAGACAAGATTGTTTCTATATTTCTGATTTAACTGGAGTAAACGATACAATATCGCAAGTAACTACTCAGGCTAACTCAATTGATTCGAACTATATAGGTTCTTATTATCCTTGGGTTAAGACTGTAGATTCAAATACAAACAAACTAATCTCAGTTCCACCTTCAGTATTACTACCCGCAGTATATGCAGCAAATGACGCTATTGCAGCTGAATGGTTCGCACCTGCTGGTTTGAATAGAGGAGGTATTATAGGAGCAGTTAGTGTACTAAATAGGTTAACACACTCTGAAAGAGATACTTTATATGAAAACAAAGTAAATCCAATCGCTTCTTTCCCTGGACAAGGTATTGTAGCATTCGGACAGAAAACGTTGCAAGATAAAGCATCAGCACTTGATAGAATTAATGTTAGAAGATTATTAATCAACGTTAAGAAGTTTGTAGCATCTACATCTAGATTCTTAGTATTTGAACAAAATACGGCTCAGACAAGAGGTAGATTCATCAATACTGTACAACCTTATTTAGAAGGAATACAACAAAGACAAGGATTGTACGCATTTAAAGTAGTTATGGATGAATCTAACAACGGACCTGATGTAGTTGATAGAAACATACTTGCTGGACAGATATTCTTACAACCGGCTAAGACAGCTGAATTCATTGTAATTGATTTCAACATCTTACCAACTGGAGCATCGTTCTCAGCATAAACAAAAAAATGAATAACTAATATTTATTAGTATAAAAGGGAAAATAAAAAAATGGCAGAAGTATTAGAATTTAACGAAATGATGTTCACCAACTTCGAACCGAAGATGAAGAACAGGTATATAATGGAGATTGATGGAATTCAATCATACCTTATAAAAGCTGCAAGTAGACCTTCGATAAACTTTGAGACGGTGAAATTAGACCACATCAACACTTATAGAAAACTACAAGGTAAGGGAGAATGGCAAGACATTACAATAACAATGTATGACCCAATCGTACCTTCAGGCGCTCAACAAGTAATGGAATGGGTAAGATTAGGATATGAATCTTTAACTGGTAGAAAAGGATACGCTGATTTCTACAAAAAAGATATTGATTTCTATATGTTAGGACCTGTTGGTGATAAAATCGAACAATGGAAGTTGAAAGGTGCATTTATTCAAGCAGCTAACTTTAATGATTTATCATTTGACTCTAATGACCCTGCTGATATCGAATTAACCCTTTCTTACGATTACGCAATATTAGAATTTTAAGATATTATTCACTACTATCTATATTTTGAAAAGGTTCTCTTAGTGAGAACCTTTTTTATTTTATAACTTTTCGTTTTCTATATACTTATATATACAACTAATAAAGGTTAAATTATGAGCGAAAAACAATTCGATTTCCCAACGGAAGTAATAGACTTACCATCAGAAGGTAAAGTTTATCCATTGGACAACCCACTCTCATCAGGAAAAGTAACATTAAAATATATGACTGCAAAGGAAGAGGATATTTTATCTTCACAAAATCTTATTAAGAGAGGTATTGTGTTAGATAAGTTATTTGAATCTATCATTGTTGATGATGTTAATATTGATGATATCACTATTGGTGATAAAAATGCAATAATACTTGCAACTAGAGTATTAGGTTATGGACCTGAATATCCAATGAATTTTTATTCAGCACACTTAGGTGAAGAAACTGAAGCTATTGTACATTTATCAAAAGTAAAAACAAAAGAAGTTGATTTATCTTCATTTAATAATAAAAATGAGTTTGATTTTGAAACACCAACTAAAGGAGATAAGTTAAAATTTAAGTTATTGACTCATGGTGATGAAAAAGCAATTGAAAAAGATATTGCAGCATTAGAAAAGTTTAACAAAGATGCATCCTTTGATATTACTACAAGACTAAAATATATGATTATATCCGTTAATGATAACTCAGATGTTGGGTTCATTAATAAATACGCATCTAATATGTTAGTTAGAGATAGTAGAGCATTTAGGAACTATGTCAAGAAAATCCAACCTGACATGGATATGGTTTATACACATAAGCACTCAGATGGTGAAAAGGAGGAGGTGCCTATTACATTGGGCATAAACTTTTTTTGGCCTGGGGAAGAATCATAGTTCTTTATTGCACAACCAAATATTTGAGTTGTGTTACTATGGTAATGGATTTATTCAGTTCGATGTATATAAAATGCCAACCTACCTTAGAAACTTCTATTACAATAAACTAATAGAAGCTAAGAAAGAGGAAAAGAAGGCAAACGAAAAAGCAAACAAAAATATAAAACCTCCATCAAAAGTTAGGGTAAGGAAGTAATGACTTCAATATCCTAACTTTTTCTATTTTACAATATTTATAGTTGTACAATTGAATAATATATACAATTATGGCACGATACAAAATTTCAAAAGGAAATCTTAAAGAGTTTTTCGGTCTTTTTAAAAGTAATAAACCAAAGGATAGGGAGGCTATTGATAAAATGATAGCAAAACATCCTGGTCTTATAGCTATTGATAAAGAATTAGCTAGATTAAACAAAAAAGCCGGTAAAATAATATCAAAAGATAAAGATTATCAAAACTTCTTAAAAAGAAATAATATTGATATAAAGAATACATTTAAATAATATTAAAAAATTAAATGGCTGACCAGAAGGATTTAAACGAACAACTCAGAATAGAAAAGGAGTTACTTACCTTACAAAAACAAAGACAGAGTATAGGTAAAGACCTAAATGCGTCTGAACTACAAAGTTTATCCAATGCAAAGCAGGAAATAAAAGCATTAAAATCTTTAGTAGCTGGAGAAAATGCTCGTTTAAAAGAATTTCAATCATTTGCATCAGAATTTAGAAAATTATCACAACCAGCAAAAGACCAATTAAAAACAGGAGCACAAAATGCAAAGCAATTTGAAAACTTAGCAAGAGTTGCATCGAGACAAGCTGGTATTGAAGCAAGAACTACTGGAATAGTTTCTCAAAATGCTGAAATGAGGAAGGAAGCAGCTAGAGCAGGAAAAGACCAATTAGTAGGACAAGCATCTGCAGCAGGTCAAGCTATGGATGATTTAAAAGGTATTTCTTCCTATGAAAGAGAACGATTAGATTTAGAAGCTCAGAGAAGTATATTGGGTAATGAAACTACGGATGCTCTTATAGATGCCAATCTATATACTGAGCAATTGAATATGAAAACCGATATACTTACGGATATGATGGGTAATCTACCTGGTCCAATTCAAAAAATGATTGGATTTGCTAGAAGTTTTGGAACTGCATTAAAAGCTGGAATGGGTCCATTATTTTTAATAGGAGCATTAGTAGCCGCAGCACTAAAGTCATTTACTGATTTAGATTCAGCCGCTAGAGATTTTAGAGATACAACTGGTATGACTAATTCTCAAATGGAGGGTATAAAAGACCAAGCAAATAGTTTAACACAACAATTTTCAAGTGCTGGTGTAAATGCTGAAAAGGTATTTAATACCGTTGCTGCACTAAAATCAGAATTTAGTGATATAACATCTTTTGGTGATGAAGTTGTAGCTAGTATAACATTATTAAATACCAACTTTGGAGTATCATCAGAGTCTGCTGCTAAAGTACAGGGTGTATTTGAACAAATAGGAGGATTATCCTCAGAAACTGCAGCTAGTGTTCAAATGCAGGTAGCACAAATGTCTAATTTAGCTGGTGTAGCTCCTGCTAAGGTATTTGAAGATATTGCTGAAAGTGCTGAGATAGCATCAACTTTATTTCAAGGTGATGTTGAATCTTTAACAAAAGCAGCAATTGAAGCACGTAGGTTAGGAAGTAACTTAAAATCAGTAGCAGCAACATCAGAACATCTTCTAGATTTCCAAGGTAATATAGGTGATGAGTTAGTAGCAGCAACATTCGTTGGTGGACAATTTAGTTTAACACAAGCTCGTTCATTAGCTGCAGCCGGTAAGCATGTAGATGCACAAAAAGAAGTTTTAAGACAACTTCAAAGAAGTGGTGATTTTAGAAAGAAAGATTATTTCACACAACAACAAATGGCTAAAGCAGCCGGTATGAGTGTTGAAGATATCAACAAACAATTAAATGCACAAGAAAAATTAAACTCATTATCATCAGAACAAAAAAAACTTGCACAAGATGCTATTTCTCAAGGATTAGATATATCTGATATAAATAAAGACCAACTAGCATCTCAGGTTAATCAATTTACTAAACAAAAGGAAATGAAAGGTCAAGTAGAAGCATTAAGTGCTGCATTTGAAGGAATAGCTGCAACTATTGGTTCATCACTAACACCTTTATTAGAGGGATTGATGCCTATAATGAGTTTCTTATTATTACCTGTTCAAGCCATAGCAACTGGATTTGGACTTGTAGTTAATTATTTGAAAGAAAATATTCCCCTTTTGGTAACATTAGGAACATTAGCTGGTGTATTCTATGCAAAATCCATAGCAGGAGCTGTTGCTAATATTTTTAGTTCATTTTCTAAGATACCATTCGGAATAGGTATTCCATTAGCTATTGCAGCTAGTATAGGTGCAGTATCTATGGCTAAAAACGCAATGACTACAGCAGATGATATGAGTGGTGTACCCACTGGATATGGTAACACTATGGTTACTACTGCTGGTAAGGGAACAATTGCATTAAATAATAATGATTCATTTGTAGCTGGTACTAATTTAGGACAAGGTGGTGGAAATGATGCTAAAATGGATATGCTTATAGCTGCTGTTAAACAGACTAAGGATGTTTATATGGATGGAAGAAGAGTTACATCAAGAGTTGCAAGTAGTGTTGAGAAATCAACTAAAAACCAATATGGATTCGGATAAGATATGCCTACATTAATAGAATTATTTTCAAATAGACAACTACCATCACAAGGTGGACAGACTGCAAAAGAGGCTTATGATATAAGGGATGCTAATAAGATTCAATTATCATCAAATTCTCCAGTAATAAATGGAACTACTATGAAACTTGTGAATAAACTCAGAAGTAGTAATAATAGTCCATTATCTGAAACTGTATTAGAACAAGAGGTAACTGGTGTTAGAGTATTAGGAACACTTTCACAACCATTATTATATGGAGCTGAATTAGGTAGACTTGTTACTAGAACTACTGCACCATTAGGTGAAATGAAATTGGATACAAGTGGATTACTACCATCAGGCCCTATTGGTAAGGTATTTAAATCAGTTAGAACATTTGCAACTAAAACATTAGGTATTCCAACATTGGTGACACCAACATATACAAAAAACTTTTCAGACCCAATAAACGGTAGTTTAGAAAAAACAAACAATATACAAAAAGATTATGAAACAGTCTTAGATACAATTAAAAAAAGTGGTAATGGTTCATTACTGGGTAGATTACTAAAAGGTGGATTAGGTTCATTGAATAACCCCAATGAATTAAAAGCAAAAGTAATTGGAGAGGCATTAAAATTTGGAAAAGGTTTATTAAGAAAAAAACTAATTGGTGGTGGTGGAAAGCCATCTGAAAATAACTTTGACTTTGAAACAAATGGTGATTACGAAAAAGGTGTTAAGGTAGTAAGAAACTATGGCCCTAAAAAAGATAACTTATCATTTAGTGCTAGTGGTCTATTATCGCAGGCAAGTATTTTAGGAAAGACATCGGGTAATTATTTTGATGCAGATGGAGCAACATACTCATCATTTTTTAAACCAAAAATAAATATAGAAATCAAAGGAGGCTCAACAATTGGTGGAGCATTCATACCTTTTATTTCATTTACAACACAAACAAAGGCTAATGAAGTAGAAGAAAATTTAGATTTTGGTCTTGCAAAACAATCACCATTTCCAACACTAAATGTGAATAGGGATGGTGAAGGAAAAATAATTAAATATTCATCTGAACTTCCAATTAGAAAAGCAAAATTATCTAAATTTGAAAAACAAAAAAAATTAGATACAATAAAAAACTTAGATACAATTACAAACACTCGTTATAATCCATCTTCATTTGGAATCTCTCTAAATAAAAAGTCACCATATGAGATTAAAGAAGATGATACATCAGTAGATGATTTAGATAGTATAGTTCTTAAATTTGAATCAGTAAAACAAAACAAAGCAGTAAACTTCGTATCAACTATTACTGGATTAGGTGAATCGTTTTCACCTGGTTGGAGTTCTAATAAATTTATTGGTAACCCATTTAACTTTTACACATATGAGGGAATGGAAAGAAGTGTATCTTTTTCATTTAAGGTATTTTCATTAAATCCAGAAGAACATAAAATAGCATGGGATAAATTGAATTTTCTAACATCATTAGTATATCCACAATCATATGAAGGTGAAGCCGGTTATATTGCTGCTCCATTTTTAAAACTGACAATTGGTGATATGTATAAAAGGAAAGAAGGGTTTATAGAATCGCTATCATATGGTATAGATGATTCTACTCCTTGGAATACTGAAGATGAGTATGAATCACTTGGGGGTACGATAGATACGAAAGGATATAGATTACCAAGAATCATAAATGTAGAAACTACATTTAAATTTATAGAAACTAGGAACAATACCGAAACAGGAAAATATCCATTTACATTGGAATCTCAAAGTGAAACTACAACAACTTAATAATGGCAAGTAGATATACAAATAACGAAACTAAAAAGTTAAACGATGGTAGAAACGTATATCGTTCTAGGATATA